TTCACTAAGGAATTGATATTGTTGGTGTGCGTCAGACAACTGAACAGGGTCAATACTCGCTTGTGTATCTGCATTATCATTAAATGCAAGTATGAATTTTCCAGCGTTACTACTACCAGAGAACTTTTGCGATATTCTTTGTTCAATCAATTCTCTTTCTTCTTCATTTGGCACACCATTGTTAAAGTTTATTAGCATACTTGGAGACATACCATTCATAATATTATTAAGATGAAAATTACCAACTTCTTCTTCTAGCTCTGCATATTGCAATCCACCCTGATAATCAACAGGACTATAATAATAATATCCTGCTCTATATGGTTTTATATAAAGTATTTCTATCGCTTCATTACTTGTACCAAAAGCAGGTATTCTTTTTGCTTTACTTGATGGTTTGTACTCTGCCCAATCTTTAAAATAGTAATATGCTTCTATCTCTCCTTTTGAGTTTGCCTTTTCAGCTCTCAAAGTTTCAACAGGAAAATGCTCTACTTGTGCAATCGTGTTTCTATCTTTTGAATAAATAACTTGCAAAGAACATTGTCCCATTAATTTTAAATCATAACATAACTTTCTTGTGCAATCATTATTAAATAATGAAATCATCTTTGCATACTCATCTGGTTTTCTATTGGAGTCAGTAGCATCTAAACCTTTACCATAAATCATAGCCGATACAGCATTTATTATAGCATTGTTGGTTGGACTACCATTATATCTGTCTATTAGATACTGAAAATAATTATTATCCTCGCCATAACCAATCCATTCTTTGTTTCTATATTCAACAACCTTCGGAGTTGTGTAACTACTTAAATTTATAAATCTTAAATCGTTCATACTATTATGTAATCGTTATCGTGTGAGCCACTTGTTTCATCAAAGGTATATTCTCCATTGTTAATATCATAATAACTATTGATACTTTGATTTATAGTTTGGTCTGTACAGAATATCTTGTCTTTGAAAACTATGGCACTACCACTAAGTAAAGTCAAATCATAATATCTACCCTCTTTTAAAACAGGACTTATAGTTGCTGATAATCTTTTAAAATTACCATTTGTAGTAGCATTCACACTTGATGAAAATACTTGTTTGTTCTTACTTGTGTCCCTTAATTTTAAAGTATATGATGATGAATATGTTCTTGGTATCACATCAATATTCTGAGCAGATGAACTCGTTGTCAATACTTTCATACTTATATATCGAAATAATTAAGCTATTTTGTATAGATATAAAAAAAAACCCCTACTATGTAGAGGTCTTTCATAAGCCATAACCTTTTTCTAGTTTGGTGCAATCGGTGATGTAGCATCATCACTTGGTGACGCAGCACAGAAGAATGGTGGGTTAGTTTCTTGTGCAGTCAATACTAAAGTAAATCCTGACAAGTCGCCCATCGCAGCCCCTGATACCATTGTACCACCTGTTACATCACAGCCGTGTTCTTTTCCTAACAAGAAAGCATTACCATTGTAATCTTGTACGACTACTTGTGGTCTGCCGTGTGCAAGTAATTTAATTTGCTCTTGTGTTGCTTTGTCTAAAAACTGTAAAGTAACATTCAATGTGCTTTCATAAAATGTCGAACCATTCTCTCTAGATGAATTTATGGATGTTTCTAAAGATGAATTACCTTTTAAATCATATCTAAAAAAATCAACTGATCCATCAAGAGTAACTTCTCCGTCTCCAGATACTGCTAAATCTCTTGTTGTGTTGCTATAATTAGAAAAGAAGATGAATCTTAATCCACCAACTCCTGATTTACAAGCTAAACTTCTTCCATTTGTTATATTACAAGCCATATTTATAATTTTTTTATAGAAAAAGGTAAGTAGATTATGCCACCTACCTTATCTATGTTAAACAATATTAAGAGTATAATACGATATCAGAACCGATGCCGTGTTGTACTCCAGCACTTCCTCTTAAAACAACTCTTACGTTTTGTGAGCCATCAATGTCAGCCATATCAATTAATTTAACTTCTTGCCAGTCATTTAATAGACCAGTTCCGAAGAATAAGTTAGATGATTCTGCTGCAACCATTTTATCAGCACCTAAACCTGGTGATGTAAATAATGGAATACCTTGAAAGTTCATATCTGTTTTACCAACGTGATAAAGTTCTCTATAACCTAAAGCTGCTTGTGCTTGAATATAAAACTTAGCTGCACTTGTAGGAATATAAATCTTTAAATCCTCTTTGTTGTAAACTCCACTTGGAATTGCATCAACTACTTTTCCTAATTCAGTAATTATATTCGATGCTGAAAGGGTAGTACCGGAAACATCGACAACATCGCTATCTGCTGCTAATAATGCTTGAAAGCCATTAAACTCTCCATTGTTTGCAGTAGCACCTTGCCAAATGTTTTGTTCTACTTTCTCAGCAACCTTTGCTGCAACTTGTGCAATCAAGAAATCAGAAAACTTGCTTGGTAAATTGTCATATTGGCTAAAGCCCATTGATGCAGATTCCCAATCTTGTCTGAAATCTTTTTTACAAAGTTGTAAGTTTACTTGAAACTCCTCTGGTTGTAAGATTCTTTCTGTTAATGTTACGTTTGAGGTTGGGTCAAAATCACAACTAGCATCTTTTAGAATACTATCTAATGCTAATTTTTTGATTACCTCTTTGAATTTGATGTTAGGTTTAATTGTAACACCACCCTGTGATAATGTAACCCCACTCAATAAAGCTGCTGCGATGTACTCTCCAGCAAACTCGCCTGCATATGTGGTTGTTATACTTGTTGTAGTAGCCATATCTTTTTATTTATTTATTATATTATTATCTATTAACTTGGGTCTGTAGCTGTAATTGAACCTGCTGCATTTCCGATTCCCCAAACATACCACTTGTTACCATCTGACCAAATGTCGATAAAATCTCCAATTGATTCTGCTGATGCTACAAAGTTAATTTGGTCTTCTCCAGAAGCTGCTACAGATGCACCATTTACTACTAAGATTCCATCTATATTATCTCCCTCTGCACTATCAATTATATAGTTTGATGTATCAAAAGCATTTGCTACAACAAATCTAAAATTAAGTCCAGATTCTACTGCTGGTAATGTTACTGTTACTCCTGCCGATGCAGCAAGCTCGTACCATTTACCACTATCTGCTGATGTAAGAGTAACTGCTGCTGATACTGCATCAACATCATTTTTGATTCTTACAACATCATTATTAACGTGTGTTAAAACTGCCATAATTATTATTTTTATTTATTTATTATTTGTTCCATTACTCTGTCAAGTGTTGACATTCTTCTGTTTTTTGCAAACTGAAAACCTTTACTTGATTTCTCTTGTTCAGGACTGTGTTTTAGTGGCTCTGCTGCTGGTTTTGAAAGTTCCTTTTTAAGGTCTTCTTTTTCCTTTGTTTCGCTTTCTAAAACTTCTGTAACTGCTAAAGATACTTGTTCTTGTAAATCAGATGACATCTCCTCTTTATCTTTTGGTTTCATCATCTTTTCTACCATATCTTTGAGCTCATCCATTTCTTTTCTGAACTCCTCTCTTGTTACATATCTCATTTCTTCTTTGTCTTCTTCCTTTTCTTCATCTTCTTTTTCTTCTTGGGCTTTGATTTCTTTAATCATACCCTCTTCTTCGACAACTAAGATTCGATTATCTTCAAGTTCGTACTCACCAACTGGTAGAGCAACTTTTTCATCTTCAGTTTTTATAAAAACTTCTTTACCTGTTTCAAAAACTTCTGCTTCCAAAACAGTTCCATTCTCAAGTTTAAGTTCTGCTAATTGAATATCAGATAACTCAACACCAAGAATGTTTTTAACTTGTTTTAATACTTCTGTCGCTTTCATAACTATATATCGATTTATTAAATTTATTTTGCATTTTTATCCTGTTCGTGATATTCCATTTATATTGGAATTACTACCACCTTTTAACGCACCAATGCCCTGTGCGTGTAATTCTCCTGTGCAACATTCTATTTTGTATGTTAATCCATCTTTGCACAGACAAGCTCTACGACCACCTTTCGGACTTGTATAACTTGGTAATTTCATTTCTTGTTACTTTTGGGATGTCCTTTTGGTAGTAAATCAAAATCTCCTGTGTATTTTGGATTTTGTGGTCTGCCATTTCTTACTAAATACAAATAAGCATTTACTCTTGCTTGTGCCCAAGCTGTTGGGGATTGTATTCGTGGACTATGTGAAACATTAAATGCACCAAGCCCTCTTTGGAAAACTGACTTTAATTGTCCAATTGTTACACCATAACCTAATTTGTCTTTGTATCTTTTGTTGAAATCATCAGATTTTTTTTGCAAAGTTGCTTCATCTTTCTTACTTACTTTTGCACCTCTACTTGTCGATGCATCTCCTTTTGCTGTTCCTTTACCTTTTGGTTTTGGATTTGGTGTACCTGACTTTGGTGCTTTTGGGCTTTTTCTTATACCACCTCTTTCTCCTATCTCTGCCAT